GCACTCTGGCGTGGTGTAGCTGCCACCACGGGCCACGATGAAGTTGCCAGGCACGAACGTCCCAGCTCGCTTGCCGTAGGTCTGCGTGAAGCTGCCCACCCTGCAGCTGCGCTGGAATACATCTCGCACTTGGATGGAGTTCATCTGACCCTCACCCAACACCAGGTGGTAGAAGCCGGTCACCTCGTTAGTCAGGCTGTTCTCAAACCTGGCTTCTGTTGCTGCCGGGCTGATCAGCACCCCACCAACGCTGCTGACGCGACGGCAAAACACGATGGGAATGGCATCCCCAATGACGGCACCACGCTGGGATACGTCAAGGTTCTCTGCTCCACCAGCGCCACCCTCTGTCAGCGGTGTGCCAACGATCCCGCCTTGTCCGGTTAGGAATGCGAGTGGGTCGCTGCTGATGATGCTCATAACTTGCAGGGCGCTCCAACCAGACGTGAACTGAACTTGTGCGGGGGAACCTGGGAGCCGACTGGCGCAAGGCTGCTGCCCAGCTCCATCTCAATCTCAGTAAACCCACCCTTTACGCCAACCACTTCACCGAGGTAGGAGGCAATCAGCGTCTGTCCAGCTTGTGGAGCACGGTTTCCCAGGGTGGTGTCAAACTCATACAGGCGCAGCTCTGCCAGCCGGGCGCCGTCTAACGCTTGCAGCACAACCTCCAGCACGTTGGTCGTAGCAGGCAGCCGCACGGTGATAGAGGATTCGCTTTGCACCTCACCAGCGGTGATGCCGTCCGCATCAAACGGCTGATAACTCCAGCTGGCGGCCTCCCAGCTCACGCTGGTGTTGACGTAGTAGGACTGCCACCGCTGGTAGGTGGTGGTGCCGGAGAAGATCCGCAGGAACTGGGATTGGCCTTTAGCCATCAGCGAACACCTACGGCGTAACGCCCTGCTGGGGTGCGCAGGCTGGCGTAGATCCCATCAGCGGTCTTGCGCATGGCCTTCTCCAGGTCTGCCATAGAGACGTACTGCTGCCCGCCCTGCTGCATCACCGGGCCAGTGGTGACATTGATTTGGGCATTGCCGCCGACATACCCACCAGAGGCGTAGGCAGGGATCACAGCTCCACCACGGACCCCGTTGAGGTAGTTCATGGAGGCTTGCATCATCTTGCGCTCAGGGATGATGTATTCAGGGCCTGCTTCGCCAACCATGGCGAGGGTCCCACCACCGACGTAGCCACCTTTTGCGAAGGCTGGGACGCTCAGCATTGGCACCAGCGGGATATCGGGCCCTGGCAGCCGGTTGAAGGAACTAATCAGTCGATTGACCAGCCCGCTAATGCTGTTGATGTTGTTGGCAATTGACTGCAGGATGCTGCGGAAAACGTTCTTGATTGAATTGCCCAGTGCTTTGAAGGCGTTAGATGCGCTGGTCGTAGCACTGTTCCAAAGGTCAACCCAGAACCTTCTGATCGGCTCCCCCCAGTTCCAAAGCCACTTAACAAAGTCACTTAGAGGCTTGCGGAAAGCAATTGCCATAGCCACTACTGCAGCCACTGCCAGCACGGTCCAGCCGACAGGGCCAGAGAAGAACGCCAGCAGGCCTGGTAGCAACGTGGTGCCAATGAAACTCAACAGGCCACTGAGTGCAGCGGTCATTCCTGCCACTGCAGGCCCTACAGCGCCAAGCCAGCCAGCAATTGTGGCGCCCAATTGCAGCCCAGCAAGTGCTCCAGCAATCTGTATCACGCTGGCAATAGCAGGAGCCAGCAGCCCAAAGCTGATGACCAGCAGGCCAATGCCGCTGATGATGCCTTGAAGGGGTCCAGGTAATGAATTGAATGCGCCTATCAACCCCACTAGCGCATCAGTAATAGCGCCAAGCGCTGGCATCAATGCCGTACCAAGGCTCACTGCAATCTTGGCGACCCCTGTTTGCAGGTCAACCATCTTGTCATTGAACTCATCAGCACCTTTGGCAAAATCGCCAGTCATCGTGACAGACAAATCTTTAATGGCTTTGTCTCCCATGTTGAGCATGGGAATCATGTCGGCACCACTTTTGCCAAATAACTGCATAGCTATTGCTGACTTTTGTGCACCATCAGGCATGGCCGCAAACTTTCTAGACACTTCTAACAGGATCTCATCAGTTGGCTTTAGCTTCCCTGCCGCGTCCGTGGCGCTGATCCCAATACCCTGCAACGCTTCCTGAGCTTTGCCATCCACCAGCCCACGGTTTAGCTTTACCAAGGCGCTGCCTACGCCTTCAATACTGGTGCCGCTTTTATCTGCTGCTTGCTTGAATTGACTGAGCCGCTCAACGCTTACGCCTGTCTTCTGACTTAAATCATTCATATTGTCGGCAGCGTCAATGGCATTCTTAGCCAGTGCCACCATCCCAGCGCCTGTAGCCAGTGGCATCAGCGTCTGCAGCCCGCCAACCAAGCCACCCGCAGCCCCAGCCAAACCCTTAAAGCCACCGCTGACCGCAGACCCAGCCTTTTGCAGCCCGCCGAGCTTATTTGCCAGGCCCTGTACAGCGCCTTCGCCTTGCACGTCAGCTTTGATTTTCAGCAGCGCCTCCATGTTCAATGCCATGGCTACTTCTTCTCCGCTGCTTTGTTTAGGAGTTCACGGGCGTGGACTTCCATCACATACAAATCCTCAAGTAATCGCAGGGGATCCGGTGACTTGCACAGGCTAGCCATCTGCAGAACCACCCCATAATCAAGCCCAATCACCCCGCCAGATGTGGTGCGCCATTGCGTCTGCACGCGTAGGAACATCTCCACCACTTCCCAGTTTTCTGGCCACACGTCATACAGCTTTGGCTTAAGCATTGACGCAGGCAGTTCAATGCCTGCAGCAGCAGCATCGGCCAGCAGCTCTTCGTTCCCTCCTCCTTCGCCGTGGAACCAATGATCCACGGCGCCTGTCAGTTTTTTACCTTGGCCTTCTGCAAGCTGTCGCCATACGCCTGGAGAATGGAGCTGGCCATCATTGGCACTTCAAGCAACTCCTCCAAGGTGCTCTGGGTAAATGGCAGATCCTCCCCGCCGTCTACGTCCTTAATCCCATTCCAGCCTGCCATGACCTCGGCAGCATGAGCCCGCACCACAGGCAGCAACGCCTTTAGGTCTCCAGTGCCGCGCTCAAACGCAATGCGCAGCTCCTGCTCTGCTGCCATGATCTCCTCAACCCTTGACTGAGGCAGCCGCTTGAAGACTGCCTCAAATGTTTCACGTCTGAACCTGGTGCCATCAATTGGCATATCAAACGAAACCAACCAGGTATAGGTGGCTGTCTGATTAAGGACAAACGCCATAAGGTCAGGTGAGAGCGATTGTGAATTCGTTGTTTCCTGCCGAAGTGGGGATCGGCATGAAGGGCAGCTTCAGCATGATGATGCCGTCGCTGTCTTCGTATTCTGGTGACCCCAAGTTGCAGGTGGCAGCGGAGAAGGTGACGATGTTCCCGGCAGTTGTGCCATGGGTCCAGCTGAACTCATCCAGCGTTTGACCGCTAGCAGCAGTGAAAAAGTTCTTTGCTGCAATAGTCGGCGCTTCGATTGTCACTTCACCTTCTGGCTTGCGGTCGGTGATCATGACCTGCTGCGTACAGCCAGCAAGCTGACGGAAGGGCGTCTCGTTAGCAAGGCTCAGGCTGAAGGACTCCAGACACGCGGCATAACCATGCACCTTTAGCGGTGTGGTGTTAGCGCTGTTAACCACCAGCGGATCGGCCTGATTGCTGTAGGTCAGCGCAGGTTGGGTTTCGTCGGTTGGTGCGTTGTAGAGGCCAGTGAACTCAAAACTGATCTTGGGAATTTCGCCTGTTTCAAGGCTCATGCTCCAGGTACCACGGCAGCCGGTGACCTTATGGCGCACTCCATCAGCGAAGTGATACAGCGTTACGCCTTTGAAGCCTGTGCTAACAGGTGCGTAGGTAACGCTTGCGCCACCCACAATGGTCTCGCTGAAACCGCAAGCTTGCATTAAAGCCGACCATTTAGGCGCCGTACCTGCTGCCCCAGAACCTGCAATCTCCACGTCAAAGCTGACGGATACCAAGCGCTGGCCCACAACCTTTTCAGTGTTGCCAAGGGCTGCCAAGATCAGTTCACGATCCTTCAGCTCCAGTTGCAGCGGCTGGATTGCCAGGTTGCTGACCAGTACCGCATCAGTCCCTGCGGGCGTCGGATCAGTGCCGTAGGTGGATTCAATCTTGGCCAGCAGCAGGCGCTTCCGTGATAGTGCCATCGGTGGAATCGGGGGTAGTCAGGTCTGCAGCTGGCGTTTCTTCAATCAATACCCATTGGTTCTTCTTCGGATCCAAAAGGTATGAACCACCTGCTGAGGGTCGCGTAGGGAGTGGGAGTTCCTTTGCCACAATCAACAGCTGCTAGCGCCACCCTCAGGCTATGGATGGCCTTTAG